ACTTTCGTAATCTCAGCTTTAGCTAGTCCAAGAAACTCTGCTTCAACTTCCTCCGGGGAGGGATATTTACCACCCTCTGGCAATTCGTTGGCAACATCGGCCAACTCACCCTTGCGTACACTTTTAATAAACCTTGCCGGTAAAATGATATTTCTTTGGGAGCCTTCTTTTCCAGCGCTGGAGGCCGCCATGATGGAAAAGACATTATCTAGCGTAAAGTTAAATCTATACCAATCAATCTTGCCATTTCTCTGTAGGGGGTTCGCTGGATCGATAGCTTCAATGTCCTTCATACAAACAACATACTGCATGTCGCCCTTCATGAGGTCTTTGGCGAGGTCTTTAAAGCTGCCTCCAACCTCAACAGAACCCTCTTTGTACAATTTAAGAGAGATGGGAGGCGAGCCGGTTAAATCAGCGATAGTATTTTGGCCAGTTGGAATTTGTCGCTCACCAAGAAGCACAGCCAGGAAAGATTCAAAAGAAAAGCCCGCAGATGACGCATTAAAATTAGTTAAAATTTGTGTCAAAGTCTTATAAAAAACCAAATATGACAATACAGATGATATCTTACTCGACGGAGATTTTTTACTCAAGCCTAGTTTGCTCATCAAAGTTTCATCCATATCATAAAACTTATTCAGAGAGTCCAGTTTAGCCGGGAGATCGGTGCCTTCAATATTTTTAAGGAAGTTCATCAATTGTCCACGAGCAGTGGATGAAAACGCTTTGCTGCCTTCGGGGGTTGATACATCTGACCACCCAATCTCAGAGATTGGAATATCCGGAATGGCAGCAATGGTTAAGCCCACGTGCTGTTGTTTTTCAAAGAGAAGCTGAAGAGTGTTTAAACTATTCTCTTGCTCCTCGATCATGGAAAATAAGCTCTCCAGAGTTAAGTTATATGGAAAATAACTCTCTTGAATGGTCTTAAGTTCTTCTTTGTTCATAGAAAGTCCTCAAAAATAATTAGTATCTAAACAACGATATCGGCTATTCCCAAGTCCACAGCTTCGGAAGCATTAAAATAAACATTGGTTTTCTTGTCCATAAGCTTTTTAATGTACTTGGGTGTCATGTTGGTTTCAGCCGCCAACGCATCAATATATAGTTTTTGTGTGGATTTTGCTTCTTCAAACTCATTTTCAACATCCGATAAGTGTCCATGTTGTCCGGATACTACTCCATGAATCATAATCCTACAATGCTTGCCTATCCTCCGCTCACCTTTGGTACCAGAAGATAGCAACAGCACGCCTGCGGACATCACCTTGCCAATGCCATGTGTAAGAATTGGGCTGTAATCTCGTATATATCTCACTATGTCATAAACTGCAAACATTTCATTGGCGGAGCCGCCATATGTTGAAATATAAAATTCCATCGGCATATATGTCTCAACTAGCTTAGACTCCTCATCATCCGGATCCGCTCTCATAACCTCTCGGCCAGATTCATGTAGGGCCAATAAACCATATATGGCCTCGGAGCACTTTTCCTCGGTGATATCACCATATATTCCGGTGATCCTCAACGAAGGCTTTTCAATAGCAGAATTTATAAATGTTATTAAATTCTTATCTTCTTCGCTAGGCTCTTTCTTTTTTTTATCACTAAATTTCACTTGTAACTCCATCTTTAATTAAAAAAAAAGGCAGGGGGTTTCCCTGCCTTTTCATCTCTTACTTTTATAACACTCTTATCGTCTTTTTCTTCGCAAGATACGGGCAGCAACGCGGCGGGTGACCTCGTTGACAATATCTTCTTCCATGTCCATGTATCCTTGGGGATCCTCATCGGGAAGTGCCTCGCCCAGGAAGTCTTCATCTTCTTCCAGGCCTGCCCAGCCTTGATCTTGTTCCGCATCGTCCTCCAAATAAAGACCAGCATCGGCTAAAGCTTCCATGAGTGCTGCTTCCTCTTCTTCTCCACCTTCTTCTCCACCTTCGCCTCCAAGATCCGGCGCCTCGGGGGCGCCCTCTTCTCCACCCATTTCAGGTCCACCGGGCATCTCAGCCTCGCCGCCCTCGGGTGCACCGGCACCAGTCTCCATAGAGATTTCGGGCGCGCCAGGGATCTCTCCCAGTGCATCTACAATCTTCTGTACAACTGTTTCAACAGCCGCTTCTAGGCCAGCCTCGGGCTCTGCTCCGGGCTCTGCTCCGGGCTCTGCCTCGGGATCGCCCATCGGCGGTTCTTCGCCCTCGGGATCGCCCATCGGCGGTTCGCCTGCTGCAGCTTCGGGATCTTCTTCCTCCTCCTGCTCAGCCAGGCTGTGTTCGTTCAGACGTCCAAGAAAGTTCTTAGTTGTGCCTTTGCCTAAGTTCGCGTACTTCATGAAGTCTTTAATCTCAGACTCAGATAAGAGTGTTTTGCTCATTTTGTTTTATCTCCTTTAAAAACCCTAGAGGTATTACTAATTAAATAGAATCTTTATCGAAGAAAAGACTTATTTTTTTTACTGCTTTATCCTCGATCTGCTTTATTCTAACAAAGCTAACTCCCATTCTCTTTGCTACCTCTCTTAAGGTCATACGACCGTTCTTCTCTATTGCCTCGAAAGTACAATTGAAATCTTCTTTGTACTCTATATAGTAATCACATTCCTTTATCGGACAAGGTGTGTTTAAATCCTTGCATACCTTCAAACATTCTTTCATACATCATTCTCCAAAATATCAAATATATTTTCTATCTCATCTTCTTTTAGTGCCATATCTGCTGATAGCTGCTGGCCAGCGCGGTGCAGCTTTAAAGCCTTCGATCGTTTGGCTTTGCCTTGAAAATTATATTTTTCCTTACATTGATTTATAAACTCAACAATGTTGGCGTCCCCTTCAATATAACCAGTAACAACCATACGCAAGAATTGAGATTGATTCATCCCATCGTGTCGACATCTTATTTTCAACTGTGCATGACGTGCGGGAGTATCATAAAACATAATCTTTTTCCTATCCTCCGGATCCGGTATTGTTACGTCCTTCATTTGTATCTCCACAAAATATGTGTGTTGCTCTCGTTTTGTCCAGCCGGGGATTGCGATACAAATTCAGAGCGCGTTTGTAGTTCTCTAATATTACGAGCACCAGTGTAAGAGAGCCCGCTACGAATGCCGCCAATAATATCTCTCATGATATCATCCACGGATCCCTTATAGGGGATGATCGCTGACACCCCTTCTGGTGTAGAAGATTTGCCTCTCCAATCTCGCTGAGCATCGGCAGAAGCCATACCTCGATAAACTTTATATTTTTCAGCCCTCTCGTTCGAAAGAAGCTCCCCTGGCGTCTCTGTGGTGCCTGCTAGCATCGAGCCCAGCATCACGAAGTCGGCTCCTGCAGCCAGGGCTTTTACTATATCACCTGATTTCTTAAAGCCACCATCTGCAATAATTCTTGTATCATGCTCGGTTCGCGAAACATCCATAACGCTTTGGAGCGTTGGTATGCCATGCCCGGTAACCAGCCTCGTAGAACAGATAGAGCCTCCCCCTACGCCAACACGAACTGAGTCTGCGCCCCAGCTAGACAAATCATTAAAGGCCTCAAGTGTCGCAACGTTGCCAGCCATGACATGCACGTTTTCAGCATGCCTGTCCTTAACCTCTTTGATGGCGCGCTCAACCAACTTGTGGTGGCCGTGTGCTACATCAATGCATATCACACTCACTCCGCGATCAACTAGTACTCCGGCTCTATTCAAATAATCTCCGCTGACTCCAATGGCTGCGCCTAGAGGTCGACCCTCTTTTTCAGCCAAGTCAACTAAATGGCACTGATCGCCAATAGTACTATACCGATGCAGTACGCCTAGGCCACCTAGCTCGGCCATGGCGATGGCCATGGCCGATTCTGTTACAGTGTCCATTGGGCTAGAAATGATTGGTAGCTGCAGCGTGATCTTGTCGTCTAATTCAGAGGAAAGATCCACATCGCATCTAGATTCTATATCACTGTACTTTGGTACCAATAGAACATCATCAAATGAATATGTATTACGCATTTTGTTCTTCCTCCAAAGTTAAAAGGTATCTTTGCAGATACCATACAGCTTTTTTAATATCTTCTACTGGCCTACCTTTATGCATGTGTCTAGAAATATATTTTACAGCATTTCCACAATGATAATTTAATTTCCAATCTTCAATAACCTCAATAGTTTCAAATTTGCCATGATTATAATGTGGTGGCTTTTCTACCATATCGACTCCTTGTCGGCCGGTGAGCTTTGTGGGGTTATCATCAAATTTTTGTTCCAGCGCATGCTTAGCATCTTCATAAGATAAGTTTTTCTTGGGGCGCGTGTCGATGTTCATCCTCCTGTGCTCCCTAGGGCGGCATCGCCCCTATCTGAAATTGTAATTGGATAATCATTATATAGATTATCGCTTCTTGTTTCTACTGCGCGAAAGTGTACAACAGGTACCATAACAAGCTGCGCAATTTTATCCTTCGCACAGATTAGTTGTTCTGCTTCTCCAACATTATGAAGATCAACAAATATCTCACCATCATAACCACTGTCAATAATGTGCGCGCCCACGACTAAGGACTTTTTCGCCCCCATGCTGGATCGATTGCACACTTGTAGCATATACCCGTGAGGTATCCCAATTTTAATCCCAGTAGGTAACATAACGTTTTGTCCTGGGTCGACACGTATTGCAGCAATGTCTGGTGTCTCTGGGCAATAAAAGACATCCAGCCCGGCATCACTAGGATTAGCCCTAGAAGGCGCTATGGCATGAGGTCTAAGTTTATAGTATTCAATTATCATTTGTTTTTTCCACGTCTTCAATTATTTTTTTAGCTAAATTCCAACATTCTGGGCAGTAGAGGCGTACAACAGATTCTTTTTCTCTGACGACAACATTCCATGTTGCAACATGCTCCCGGGACTTCTTATCAAAAGGCCGCACGCACGCAGCACACTCGGCGGGGGCTTTATCAAATAAAGAAAGCTGTTTCTTCAACTCTTTTTCTGCCGCCTTTTTTTGATTGCGCCTTAATTTTCTTGTAAAATTTCCCATTGCTAACCTAAAAGCTTAAATGTATGTCTAATCGATCTTGTGCTAAACCCCCACTGATCGTCGTAGTTGAGGCGCGCGGCATACGGTCGATTGATATGTATTTGATCATTTTCTTTTACGCCCCAACACTTAATACTTGTCGCGCTTGAGGCGTCATCAACAACACGTACAATCCAATATAATTTGCCATTTTTTGTTTTCTTAGGAATCACCTCTCTCGGAATGAACCACGCAACGCCTAGGTCGCTATCCCATTTACCAATGGGTGGGACACAGTGTCTATCGATAGCGTCTCTAATTTGCCGTGTCATGACTAAATCAAATGGAAAAATGCCAGTCAAAGAAGAGATAAAATCAATCTTCTCCTCGCGTGTAAAGTCTTCCTCGGGCGCATATAAATCAATATTCTCATTAAGTTTCTTGGTGGTCTTCGGCCTGTCTTGTATACATGCCATCCAAAAATGTTTACACCCGGTGAATCTCTCATCTACCAGGGGATCCAAAGCTCCGGAACGACAAAGCACATCAAGCGCCTTCTTATTCAGTTTTGAGTATACAATATCCTCATTAAAAAGTAGCGCTTCGGCAGTTTCAAATGGTCGATTGTTAATAATCTGCTCCACAGCCTTGTCACCCAAGCCCTTGATAGAACTAAAGGGTTGAATCAGCGTCGCGCCGTCGTCTCCAATCTCCCATTGCTGAGTAGAAGTGTTAATGTTGATATTCTCAATATAGAAACCATACTTCTGAGCTAAAGAGATTGCTGCTTCTTTTCTAGATTCAGGCTCTTTGTCAAGAAACGCTGCCATCCAGCACTCTGGAAAATAATTAAGAAGCCATGCACACTGATATGACAAAATAGAATACGAAACCGCGTGTGACTTATTAAAGCCATAGCCTGAAAAGTACTCAAACATCTGCCATAGCTTTTCTGCTTCAGCAGAGGGCATGCCCTTTTCCAGGCAACCCTCGACAAATTTATTATAGATGACCTTCTTTTCTTTAGTGCCCTTGCCAGTTCCTCGCTTGGTCAAAAGCTTGCGAAGCTTGTTCGCCTCATCCAAAGAGATATCCTTGCCAAGCTTGTGCGCTAGCAGTGCAATTTGTTCTTGAAAAATCAAGAAACCAGCAGTCTCTTCAGTAACGTCCTTGACAATAGAGTTTATATATTGAATATCTCCAGGCGCCTTCTTCGCCTTTACATATAATCTATCAACCTTGGCGCTTAGTGGGCCCGGGCGATAGATAGAGGTAATAGCTGAGATATCAATGATATTGTCTGGCTTGGCGCGCTTACAAAAGTTTTGGGCGCCCTCATTTGTGAACTGAAATATACCCACAAACTTGCCCTTGTGAAAAATGTTCTTGTATACCTTGTTATCATTCAAGTCAATCTTGTCTGGGTGGAGATTTTCATCATACCAGTTTTTAATGTCCTTATACGTTGGCGCTTCAACACCATAGTGGCGTTTCAGTAAATGGCCAACGGCTGACTGAATCATTTCTAGCGTCGATAAG